AAACTTATGGCAAAAGGATTCACAGTAAAAGCAGCAGCACCTCAGAAAACTGCTGAGGATTGGGACTATGATGCAATTAAGGAAAGAATGAAAGGAAAGAGTATTGTTTTCTGCTTACCTGGCAGAGGATGTTCTTTTATCTTTTTAAAAGCATTTGTACAACTTTGTTTTGATATTGTACAGAATGGAATGAGTATTCAAATTTCTCAGGACTACTCATCAATGGTTAACTTTGCACGGTGCAAATGTTTGGGTGCAAATGTTCTTCGTGGTCCAAAACAAATTCCTTGGGATGGTAAGTTGCAATATGACTATCAACTATGGATTGACTCGGATATTGTCTTTGATACAAACAAGTTCTGGCAACTTTGTGATTTAGCACTGAATAAGGATGGAGAAGACAAAGAGATTGTTGGTGGATGGTATGCAACAGAAGATGGACACACAACCTCTGTCGCACATTGGTTAGAGGAAGATGATTTCCGCAAGAATGGTGGAGTGATGAATCACGAAACCGTTGAATCAATTAGCAAGAGGCGGAAACCTTTCACAGTTGATTACAGTGGATTTGGTTGGGTTCTCATTAAGAAGGGTGTTTTTGAAAATCTAGAGTATCCTTGGTTTGCTCCTAAGATGCAAGTCTTTGAATCTGGTGCAGTTCAGGATATGTGCGGAGAAGATGTTTCATTCTGTCTTGATGCTATTGAGAAAGGCTTTGATATCTGGTGCGATCCTCGCATTCGGGTGGGACATGAAAAGACTCGTATTATTTGATTTTAAGGAGATAACTTATGGCTTCTAAAGGTGGTATGAATAAGACGGTGTTCGACGTAGGAGCACCGAAGAAAACTCGTCAAGGGAAAAGTTCTCGAACGTTGCTCTCGGCAACTTCTCGTAATGCAAAACAAAAGAAATATCGAGGACAAGGAAAAGGTTAAATAGTATCAAAGATGCATAACTTAATATTATGTCATGTTTAATCACCAACCTACCTTCTGAGGAGGTTTGGGTTCGTAAAGAATACTTAACTGATCATCAAAGTGGGTTTGGAGAGTTTGTAAAAGGCGTTTGGGTATCGGCAAAGTCGATACCTGGGCGCACTTTTTATTTTGAGACTTACTTACCAGAGTATGCTGCAATGTATGACAAACTACCAATCAGTGCGTTTTTGTCTCGTCCAGAAACTCCGAATCCTGATATGGATTTACCTAACTTACAATTCTGGAACTGCATGGATTATGGTGTAGTATCCATTTGTAAGCAATTTATTGGTTCTATGGACTATGAATGCTATACAAGAGACCATGGACCTCAGAAAGGTTCTTACATTTGCACTTTAGATAACTATCATCAAGATCCAGATGTAATTGACTATGCAACTTCAGAGAATCCTGCAGAGCACAAGTCATTTAATCTTATTCAACTATATAATGGGCAGTATGCACTCTATCCAAACAATAGAATTCGCATATATGACAACAGTTTGACGCCAGAAAACCCCAAAACACCCGATTTTAAAGTATCCACAAGATACTATCAAGTTGAAAACAGTTATGAACGTCTTGCAATGGGTAATGAGGACGAATATTTCTGGAAAACATCACAAGAACGGGATAGCAACCCCGAAAAAAGTTCTGATTTAACAAATCAGGAGCTAAAATGACTAAACAAGTCGATAAAGATCAAAATTTTATAAAAAATCAGTGGGAAACTGAATATTTGGCAAGTGAATATGGTTGGGAGGACAAAATTGAACCTCAAAAGATGCTTCGTGAGATTACAAATGACCTTTTAACCCCCAAAAAATCCGATTTTGTTATACAAAATGAAATTCATGAAAAAATTCGTAACGATGATGACTATGATGATTGGGAGTATGGAACTGAACCAATTTATGAGTCAAAAATCCTTTATAAATAAGATAGAATTGTAATAATCAATGCCTTTAGAAAGGGTAAGTCAAGGTTTTAAGGACATTAGTATGACATTTCAGAACAATCCTCTGACTAATGATTTGATCGCCCTTAAAAATGAGTCTGCAATTGCTCGTTCAATACGAAATATTGTATTTACCCTTCCTGGTGAAAAATTTTTTAATGAAAATTTTGGTTCTAGAGTAAGTAGATCATTATTTGAAAACGTTGATGAAATTTCTGCATCAATTATCAATGATGAAATTCAAAATTCAATTATCAACTTTGAACCAAGAGTAAGTTTAATCGATGTTCAGACCATTCCTGATTATGATAATGGTGGTTTTAATGTAATTATTGTTTATAGAGTAGTTGGTGCTGACGTTCCAGCGCAGCAATTAGAGTTCGTTTTGCAGCCAACCAGATAGATGTCATTAGTAAATTTTTCAAACCTAGATTTCAATCAAATTAAAACTACTCTTACAGAGTATCTAAAATCTAATTCGAATTTCACGGATTATGATTTTGAAGGATCAAATTTATCGTCTATTATTGATGTATTGGCATACAATACTTACATCACATCATATAATGCAAATATGGTGGCAAATGAAGTTTTTATTGATAGTGCTACTCTTAGAGAAAATGTAGTATCACTTGCAAGAAATATTGGATGTATTCCACGTTCAAGAAAAGCTGCCGCGGCTACAGTAAGTTTTTTCATTGACACATCTAGCATAACTCCCACACCATCCTCTCTAACCCTCCATAAAGGACCTGTAGCAAGCACCTCAGGTAGTTTTGGTAATCAGTCATACGTGTTCTGTATTTTAGAAGATATAACGGTTCCTGTGTTTAATGGCGTAGCAACGTTTGATGATCTTAAGGTATATCAAGGAACTCTTCTAACAAGCAGATTTACTATTAGTACTCGAAATTTAAATCAAAAATTTATTTTGCCAAATAGTGGTATTGATACTGATTTAATTTCTGTAACTGTAAGAAATAACGAACAATCTACTAATTCAACAAAATATACTCGTCAAGATAATATTTTTGAAATCAATCAAGATTCTAAAGTTTTCTTTCTTCAAGAAATTGAAGATGAAAGATATGAACTTATTTTTGGAGATGGAATATTTGGTAAGAAACTTGAAGAAGGAAATTTTATTGAAGTTGGGTACATTACTTCAAATGGTGATAGTGCAAATGGTATAAATCAATTTACATTTGCAGGGAGAATTACATATAATAGAAACTCTACAGAATATGCAGTTACTTCTGGAATTTCATTACTGACCACAGGATTAATTGCGTCGGGTGGAGAAAATATCGAATCTGTTGAATCTATCAAAAGATATGCACCAAGAATGTATGCATCTCAAAATAGAGCACTTACTGCAAGTGATTATGAAACATTAATTCCTGCAAAAATTTATCCAGAAACTGAATCTATTTCTGTATTTGGCGGAGAAGATTTGGTTCCTCCTCAATATGGAAAAGTTTTTATTACCATCAAACCAAGAACTGGTGATTTTTTACCAAACTTAATTAAAGAAAATATTAAACGTGACCTTAAAAAATATTCAGTTGCTGGAATTGTTCCTGAGATTTTAGATTTGAAATATCTTTATATTGAGATAAATTCAAAAGTTTATTATAATACTAATCTTGCTCCAAGTTCTGATTTTGTATCAAGTATTATACAGGGTAACACAACCAAATATGCAGAATCAACTGAATTAAATAACTACGGGGCAAGATTTAAATATAGCAAATTTCTAAAAACTATTGATGAAAGCCATGAGTCAGTAACTTCAAATATTACAACAATTCAAATGCGAAGAGACTTGAGAGTTGTATTAAACACATTTACTGAATATCAAATTGGTTTTGGGAATGAGTTTCATATTCATAGTATGAGTGGTTTTAATATTAAATCTTCTGCGTTTAGAGTATCAGACATACTACAAAATGTTTATATTTCAGATCTTCCAAATTCAGATGGAAAAACTGGATCTTTATTTCTATTCACAGTTCCAGCATTAAATTCAACAACACCAACGATAGTAAAAAGAAACATAGGTAGAATAAATTATAAACAAGGTATAATAATTATAACTCCAATAAATATTCAAGCAGGGAAAATAAAAGATGGTCAAACAATTGTTGAGTTCTCAGCAACTCCACATTCAAATGATGTAATTGGATTGAGAGATTTGTATTTGCAACTAGATATTAGTAATAGTAATTATGAAATGATTCCTGACAATATTTCATCTGGAAATGATCAATCTGCATCTAATTACATCATATCTTCAAGTTATGCAAACGGTCTTTTAATTCGTCCAACAAGTAACATTGAAGCAGGTGCAGTTGCTACACCATTTGCAACCTCATCACTGGGATTGTCTGGTCTTTCAACCCCATCTTCAACATCAACAGCATCTTCTACTCCTCCTTCTTCAGGACAAACATCTTCTACTCCTCCTACTTCTATTTCTACTCCTTCTTCTTCAGGACCATCATATTCTTCAGGATATTAATAAAAAAATAACAGTAGTCAACCAATACAAAGTAGAATTTTTTAAAGAAATAGGCGATTCAAAACTTTTTCCTACTGATACTCCCAATGATGTGAACAATGCCGCAGCAGGTGGCAGTACCACAGCAGCAGGAAAAACTGCTGCCCGGGCCGCCGGCGGACTTCCAGTTGGCACAGTTGAATGGAACAGCGGCACATTTAATATACCCATGGGTATGCAAATTGATAAACTAATAGATTACGCTGTTAGAAATAGTGATTATATTCGCAAACAACTATTAGTACCAGAGTTGCCATCCACCGGGGCAGATTTGACTGCTATTAAAACAAAGTCAGGTAGTCCGCTAAAGTGGTATAAAATAGTACCCAAGATTAAAATCAAACAATATGATGCCAGTAGACAACAGTATGCATACCAAATAACATTCTGCGTTAAACCGTGGACTGTCAACACAAAATATCCGTATGCTGTTCAAGGTCGAACTCCTGGTTATGTAAAACAGTACGATTGGATGTATACTGGCCGAAATACCGAAGTGATTGATTTGCAAATTGACTTTGACATGTTGTATTATCAACAATTGACTGCATTTCCCAACGCAAAAGCCCAAGGATCCACGGGAGAAACAATTGCAAAGCCCGGGTCAAATCCAGACACTCCTCGAGTCGCACTGAGTCCCGAGGTGGCTGATGTATTGCAGCCACTGGCTAAGGTCTATGTGGCCAATGATTATCGAACTCAAACTTTGTCAGGCGCAGCCGCTGCATTTGGCGTGGGCAGTGGGGATTTGCAACGAGATTTAACATCAACCAGTCGTGGCGACATGATAAACATTCAACTTAAAATAATTGGTGATCCGCAGCTAATAAAACAAGATGATTTATTTTATGCACAAAATATTAGTCCACCAACTTCGCAGCTCACACCCAACAATAGTTTGTATTATGATGGCGGCGAGTTGTATGTGAATATAATATTTCAAAGCCCGGTAGATTACGATGAATCGACAGGACTTGCTAGGCCTAACAATCCCAACAATCCAGAAAGGTATACCTACAACTTGTTCAATGGTATATACAAGATAATCACTGTGGACAATAACTTTAGACAAGGAAAGTTTGAACGAACACTGGATCTAATTAGATTACCGGTCAATGCGCAAGATATAAATCAATTGATAAATGCAAGAGCCAGAATTGAAACTTATGTGAACTACGGTCTCGGTCAATTAGCGGGACTACCCTACTCGAGATTTACTGGCCCTAGAATTTTAGTTAATAATCTGGCCGCCGGTACCGGCATTTATAATGCAGGCGTGGCAGGCGGCGGAGGAGTCCTTTCTGGACTTGTGGGTGGTATTGTTAATCAGTTTGTTGGCAAGGTCACCAATGAGTTAATAGGTAAGGCCACCGGCGCAATTAAAGATG